TCTCGTATTGCATATGGTTTTTATAAATTAGCAGAAAATATTATCCATACGTTTAAATTTTATTATACGGATATGGATACAATTGAGGATTTAAAACATGAAGTAGTATCATTTCTTCTTGAAAAACTTCATTTATATAATCAAGATAAAGGTAAAGCATATTCATACTTTGGTACTATTGCAAAACGTTACTTAATAGTTTACAACCAGAACAACTATAAGAAACTACAAGAAAAAGTCAATATGGACGAAGTAAACGATGAAAATGATATGTTCGTCGATAATAACATAGGATTAGATGAGGAGAAGAATGAGCTTAATATGTTTTTAGACCAATATGTTGCTTACGTTGATAAGCACATTTATACTATATTTCCTAAACAACACGATGCGCGTACAGCTGATGCAATTATTGAATTATTTCGTAAACGAGAAAATTTAGAAATATTTAATAAAAAAGCATTATACATTTATATTCGTGAAATTACGGATGTTGATACACCCCAGATTACTAAAATCATTAAAAAATTAGATACAATACGTCTTAAATTATTTAGTGAATTTTATGAACATGGATATATCAAAATGTAACCTTTATTTTTTTCATATTTATACGTAAATAACACATAAATATCATGGAAAATTTCAACCAAGTCATATTTGGTAAAAAAACTTTCTCGGATTTATTGCAGGATATATATAAGACTACGAAAAAAACTGAGGATAGAATCGAAGAATTAATTATGGCTCTTAAGCCATTCATCAATACCCCAGCAGATGCTGTGATGATTGTTCCACTTATTAAGGAATATTTAGACGTTCAGGTAAAAAATAATGATCATTTAGTAAGAATGGCATCTGTTGTTCAGAGAGCTATGACTAACAGTGCTTCTGCTGGTAGTAATGACTTACTAATCTCTGAAGAAGAAAAGGAGCAATTATTACTTGAAGTTAAGAAAATGGGTGATGAAACAAAACAATTAGAACATATTGATACTAATGCTACTAAAATATTAGAAAATGGCAATTAAGTATGGTTTATCATCTATAGCAAAATCTTCTACAGGTTCTGCCTCTTCTCCTTTTAAATTTAAGGTTGGAAAGGTATTTGCTGTTGTTATGGATGATAAAACACCTTCTAAAAAGGTTTTTGATGAATGTGGTGGTTGGCAAGGAATAGGCACGGTTTTATTTAAACCTTATGGTGGTAGTAGGAACGAAGATAATTATGTTGAAAATCAAACAAGTAAAACTGTATTAGGTTATTCAAAAGCTAAACCCCTTTTTCCAAACCAAAAATATTATCCTTTAAAAGGAGAATTAATATTAATATTTTCTTTACCTTCAATAAATTCACAATCAACTGATTCAAACTCAACCCCTTCATATTATTATATTACAAATATAAATTTATGGGGCAATAATCACCAAAATGCTCAAACAGCAAACCCAGAAGCTCCTTTAGGTTTAGGTTTTGAGGAAAATCAATCTATTGAATCAATTTTACCTTTTGAAGGAGATTATATACTTGAAGGTAGATTTGGAAATACTTTAAGATTTGGTTCTACAAATAAAATTAATACAGGAGAAAATTTTTGGAGTAATAGTGGAAAAAATGGCGATCCTATTACTATTTTAGCTAATGGTCATAGTTTTGGAAGTGGCAAACTATACGTTGAAGACATTAATAAAGATGCTTCTGCTTTGTATTTAACATCTACTCAAAAAGTTCCTTTAGAAGTATCTAAGACAAAATTAAATCCTCTTTCTACAACTTCTTTACCAAACAAATATTTAGAAGGTTCTCAAGCAATTTTAACATCTGATAGAGTTATTATAAATTCTAAAAAAGAAAATGTTTTATTATTTGCTCAAAATAATATTGAATTATACACAAAAAATACTATTAGTTTAGATGCTGATGATAAAGTTGTGATTAATTCACCAACTATTCTATTAGGATTAAATGGTAGCTTAGTTCCTGAAGAACCAGTACTATTAGGTAATGAAACTATTAAATTGTTAAATTCATTACTTACAAGTTTGTCTTCATTTAGCACTATATGCTCTTCGGCATTAAATGGATCTAAAGGTAGTCCTATAACTCAACTTAATACTGCCGCCAGAGGATTAAAAGAATCAGTAGATAATTTAATCCCTAAATTAGAAAAAATTAAATCACAGAAAGTAAGAGTAGCAAAATAATGGCTAATACAATCAACATATCAGGGTTAGCATCTAATGCATCAGCCGCTAAAAGTAAATTAGAATCTCTTAAAAATATAAATGTAGAGAAATTAGCAAAAGATAAGCTAAAACAACTAACAACTAACCCTATTCAACGTGTTTTAAACGATATTGAAGAAGCTAAAAGTAAAGTTGAAACTTTAAAAACAGATACTTTTGGTAAATTTGCAGATTTAGATAAACGTATTGAAAATAAGTCAATTACTAGGGAAGAGGCTGATAGGATTAAGCAAATTGTGCAAGGTAATTTTGATAAAGAACAAGAAGAATTACAAGATTTTATAACTGATAAAACAGAGGATTATCAAAAATTAATTAGTAATAGTAAAGAAGCAATTAATGCTAAATTAAAATTAGCAGATGAAAAAATTAAAGGTATTTTAAGAAAAAGTCATAAAAGAGTTAAAGGCAAAAATGCTAAAATAATAAAAGATTTATTAAGAGGAGCATTAAATGCCGCTAAAAAGAATCCTGTTCCTGTAATCATGGCTTCTTTAACTATAACTTGTCAACTAGTCTCAGTAAGAAATAAAAAAATTGAAGAATTAGTTGATAATGTTAATAGTGTTATTGATAATATTCAATCTAAAGATGATGTTAAAAAAGCAACTTTATTAAGAAATAACGCTATTAGAATCATAAATGAAAATGAAGCTAAAATTAATTCAATAAAGAGTATTTTAGAAAGAATTTCACTTATATTATCAGTATTAGATATAATATTAGTACTAGCTGATGTAATCTTACCACTACCTACCCCACCTGGACCTTTACCTGATATTGTAACACCGGCTAAAGAAAGATTTAGGAAAAAATATGAATTAGCTGTTGAAATAGTATCAGGATTATTAGCTGCTGTTTCTATTATAAGATTATTATTAGATAGAATTATTGAAGAATTAGAAGAACAAAAAGAAAGACTTAAAGAAATTGATGGATTCTTTGAGGAACCTTCAAATCTAACAGCATTTGATAGAACAGATTTAGATGCAGCTTTACAAACATTATCACCATCTGGAAATTTCGGTGTGTTAGATTCGGGTTATAAAGGATTTACATTTGCTATAAAAGAAGAAAACGATTCAAGATTCGTCGTGGCTGGAAATACTCGCCGTTATGCCGTTGCCTTGAATACAGATAAAAATGAAGTATTACAATCATCACGTTCTTTTACATTGGATCCTGATATCCTTATTGAAGAACTTAAATTAATCATAGATCAACAAAATCTTAAAGCTTAATATTTATTATTATGGATGCTAAACAATTCAAATCAGTTATTAAAGAAGCAGTTCGCGAAGCAGTTCGTGAAGAAATTGGCTTAATGTTATTGGAACAATTAAAAAGTGGAAATGCTGTACAAAGTAAACCACTTACTGAAAATCGTTCATTATCATTTGATAGTGGGGATGTTCATAGTATTGGAATGAGATCACAAGTGGGTAATAAAATGGCCGAAATGTTCGGAATGCCTGCAGGTGCTAAGCCTCAATCTAACCTACAAGTAAATCCAAACAGTGATAATCCATTTGCTGCTTTTATTAATGATACTGCTAATAATCTTAGCCCTCAGGAAATGAGACAAATAATGCAACAAGGATAATAATGCCTACACCAAGAATATATCGTGTTGATCCTAGAGATTTGCAAAAAAATATTGCAATTGGTCTTAGTATTCCTTTTAATAAGTCCTCTGCTTTTAGAAGCACGTATAGTACTAAAGAACAGGTAAAATACAATTTGATTAATCTTTTATTAACTAATAAAGGTGAAAGAATTGAAAATCCTGAATTTGGATGCGATATAAAAAAATCTATTTTTGATTTTATCAATACGGATAACATTAATAAAATTAATAATAACATAAGGGTTGGTGTACAAACATTTATACCTGAAATAAATTTAGAAAACGTAATCATTACCCCTGAACCAGATCAAAACTATGTAAATGTAAAAGTTGAATATAGTATGAGAATATCAGGAGAAGCGGATGAAATACAAATTAACTTTGAATAATGTCTGAAACAAAAAACATATCGTATTTAAACAAAAGTTTTAGTGATTTTAAATCAACTTTGATTAATCATGCTAAAACTTATTTTCCTACAGTGCATAATGATTTTTCTGATGCATCACCAGGAATGATGTTTATTGAAATGGCTTCTTATGTAGGAGACGTTTTATCTTTTTATTTAGACACTCAATTCCAAGAAAATTTACTTTTATATACAAAGGAAAAAAGTAATGCTCTATCTTTAGCTTATGCTTTGGGGTATAGACCTAAAATGTCATATGCTTCATACGTTGATTTACAAATGTCTCAAAGAGTACCTTTGATTACTAATTTATTAAACAATACACAAATTCCAAACAGTGATTATTACATGATAATTCCTGAGAATAGTGTTGTTGAAAGTATAAATGGTGTTAAATTTTTAACTACAGAATTAGTTGATTTTTCAAAAGAAGAAAATAGAACTATATTTTTTGAAAGCACAGGATTTGCTAGAGTTACAAAAACCGTAAAAGCAATTTCAGCAGAAATTAAAACAATTACTGTTGATTTTGGACAAACACCCCAAAAGTTTACAAGTACTACTATATCTGATAACCAAATATTAAACATATTACAAGTAACAGATAGTACAAATGGCATTTGGTATGAAGTACCATATTTAGCGCAACAAGGTATCCCACAAAGAGCAACAAATCCAACTTATAATACAGACTCTATTCCGTATTTATTAAGTTATATAGAATCACCTAAAAGATTTGTTACTAGATTTAAAGAAAATGGTGATTTAGAATTACAATTTGGAGCAGGTATTAACTCATCTTCAGATTCTTCTATATTACCTAATCCAAATAATTTAAGTATTGGTATAGATGCTAACGTATATGATCCAACTAATTCATTTAATAAAGCAACCGTAGTAACTACTAGAGAATATGGATTGGCACCAACAGGTGTTTTAACTATAAAATATCTTGTGGGTGGTGGTGTTGCTTCTAATATTTCATCTAATGAAATTGTAAATAGAAAGTTTAATCTAAATGATATTACTTTTAATGGTAATGTAACATCTCCACAAAATACTGATATTTTTAATAGTATGATTATAACTAATCCTGAACCTGCGGTTGGGGGTAGAGATGAAGATACTGTTGAAGAAATTAGACAAAATACTCTTTATTCATTCTCTTCTCAAAATAGAGTAGTAACTAAAGAAGATTATATTAATAGAGTACTTAGCATGCCTAGTCATTTTGGTTCCGTAGCTAAAGTATATGCTATTAATGATTTTGCTCTATCTCAGAATTCAGGAAATGATCGTTTATTAGATAATAACCCACTATCTATTAGTTTATACACTTTGGGATACAACGCTAGTAAACAATTAGTTATGCCCTCTTCTGTATTAAAGAATAATATTAAAAATTATTTATCACAATATAGAATGGCCACTGATGCTATTAATATTAAAAATGCTTATTATCTTAACATAGGTATTAATTTTGATATTTCTGTTTTACCAACATTTAATAACAAAGAAGTATTAAGTAATTGTATAAAAGCGTTAAAAGATAAATTTAGCATTGAAAATATGCAAATAAATAAACCATTAGTTATATCTGATGTAAATTCAACTTTATTACAAGTTAAAGGAGTTCAATCAATATCTAAGGTTGAAATTGTAAATAAATCTGGAGGTAATTATTCTCCATATAGTTATGACATTAGTGGTGCTATTAGAAATAATATATTATATCCGTCATTAGATCCATCTATATTTGAAATTAGATTTCCTGATGTAGATATACAAGGAAGAATTGTAACTTTATAAATTAAATAAAATATGAACTTAGAAAAATTAAAAGGACACATTCCTGAAACAGTTATTGCTCAAATACCAGGAGTTATGGAAAAATTCCAAATCAATACTCCACTACGTTTAGCTCATTTCTTAGCTCAATGTGGTCATGAATCAGGCGGTTTTCGTTTAACAAAAGAAAACTTAAATTATAGCGCTAAAGGCTTAACAGGCACATTTAAAAAATATTTTCCAACAGAAGCATCAGCAGCAGCATATGCTAGAAAACCTGAAAAAATTGCTAATAAAGTTTATGGCAATAGAATGGGTAATGGTCCTGAAGCATCTGGTGATGGTGCTAAATTCTGTGGTCGTGGTT